TGAAGCTGAAAAAGGGCAAGCTAGCGACGCTTTCAAACGCGCCGCAGTTAAGTGGGGAGTTGGTAGATTCTTATATGAGCAGCCAATAGTTAAACTAAAGACTAAGAAGCACACGAATGGCAAATACTACCCGACTGATAGTTTAGGCAATATTATATGGGATGGTATTCAGCTAACTGACTACATTAACAAGACTAGCAAACCAAAGGAATTACCCTCGAAGGCGCTACAACCGATAAGGGGGACTTTATTGAAATGAGCTACTTCGAAACAGAATATAAGCTAACAGATTTACAACGTAACGCAATGCAAACATCTTACGAAGCTTTGAAAATGGCACAACATGAAAGCGATTAAAACACAGGGGATTATAACTAGTATTAGCTCAAGAAAAGATCGTAGTCTGAGTTTTAGGGTTGTAACACCAGAAGTTACCCCTAGCCAGGCAGCGGCGTTTTTTGAGCTTAGTGATATAAATCTAGACGTGCTACTTAATCCACTAGATTACAGCGCGCCTGATACGATTAAGATTGATACAGACGCAGGTGCTAAGTCACCAAGCGCTAGGCTTAGAAATGTGTTATTCGTGTACTGGAAACAGAACTTATCAGATAAGGAAAGCAACTTTGATAGCTTCTATACCCGGTGGATGGATAAAAAAATACAGGAGATAAAAGATTTACTTAATTAATATTTTACTAAACCAAAATGGAGCAAAAAAACTTCGTAGGAAGCGGAACCAAAGTCGAATTTAAAGACGGCGGGGAACTATTTAATTTATACCTGTGTCTAGATGACATGATAGCGTTACCAAAGAGCGTACATAAAGACGGTAAAGCACATGTTAGACTAACCATGAGTGCACGCCGTGAGACTGGTAAATTTGGCGAAACACACACAGTGTATGAAAACACTTTTAAACCAAAACTTAAAGAAGACGATGCAAGTAAAAATACGATAGATCCTGAAGATTTACCTTTTTAAATTAAATATTAATATATGAAAATATTTGGAGAAGCAGAAAATGGAGCTATAGAACAGGCTAATAACTGCTTAAAAGAAGCTATAGATTTTGTGCTTATGGCAGATAACCACAAGGGCTATGGAATGCCAGTTGGTGGTGTTGCTGTATACAAAGATAAAATTAGTCCAGCAGGCGTGGGCTTTGATATAGCTTGTGGCAATAAAGCAGTTAAGTTAGATGTAAAACTGCAAGATATCCAGTTAGATCTACCAGCTATAGCCGATAAAATTTTTAGCAAACTTGAATTTGGAGTAGGTAGAAGCAATAACGAGAAAATTGATAGCCCTCTTTTCAAAAGTAAAACATGGGATATTATAGATACATTTGCTTATAGATTTAAAGACAAGGCGTATTCGCAGTTAGGCACGATAGGATCTGGTAACCATTATGTAGATGTATTTGTAGATGAGAATGGCTACATATGGGTGGGGGTTCACTTCGGCAGCCGGGGTTTAGGTCATACGATAGCCTCCCATTTCATGAAGCTAGCTGGAGATAACACCAATATTATGGATGAGACCCCGCATACGCTAGATGTTAACTCGGCCGAAGGTCAAAACTACATTGATTGTATGAACCTAGCGGGTGAATATGCTTATGCCGGTCGTGAATGGGTGTGCAATAAAGTCGCAGAAATAATTGGTGCCGATATTATCGAAGAAGTGCATAATCACCACAACTTCGCATGGAAAGAAACTCACAACGGGGAATATTATTGGGTTGTAAGAAAAGGCGCTACTCCGGCTTTCCCTGGGCAAAAAGGTTTTGTTGGTGGATCTATGGAAGACAACGCTGTAATTATAGAAGGTGTAGATTCAGCATTATCTAAAGAAGCTTATTATTCTACAGTGCATGGCGCTGGCCGTATCATGTCTAGAACACAAGCTGCAGGTAAAAAGAGATTTAAGAAGTTATTTAAATGCGGTAATCGCGATTGTGAAGGTGAACTTAACAATAGAACACTAGCTAAAGGTGAGCCTAACCCTAAGTGCCCTATATGTGGAGGTAAAACACATAAATGGAAAGGATGGGTTCAAACTGCAAAAGGTGAAGTAGACTTTAGTGCTGTGCAAGACAGGCTGAGAGCAGACAACATAATTTTGAAAGGCGCAGGCGCTGACGAGGCACCAGAAGTATATAAGTTTTTACCAGACGTTCTTGCAGAACATGATGGTACGATTAGAATATTACATACGCTTAGGCCACTTATAGTATGTATGGCAGGTAGCGACGAATTCGACCCTTATAAAGATTAAGTTTTATTAGATTAAACACATGACTGATAAGCAAAAAGCAATATTGAACTATTATCTAGATACGCAGGCCAAAGGTGAGCCAACGAGTATTTTCAAGGCAGCTGACGCTGCAAATTGCTCTAGAAAATATGTTTCTTTAGTACTAGAAAAGTTACATAAGCAGAAATTAATTAAACTAACTAAGCGCAAATTAGCTGCAAGATTTTTTGTAGAATTACTTGACAAGGGTGCTGTGGAGTAGTACACTAGTGTAGTTAATTATTACACAAGTACAAATGCAGCACACAGAAGAGCAGTTAGATCAGTGTAGCGAAGTGGAGGGATTGTTCCTGAAGCTAGAAGCCGCAACTACTGACTACGAAATCAGCCAAATTAAAGCTAAATTATTTCAACTTGGAATAAAGATATGAGAAATGCAAATAAAGATTGGGCAACTAATATTGTTATTATTTTAATTATGTCGATTACTTTGGCAACGTTAGTAATGGCAAGTAGCATTAGAGCATAGTTAATTGAATTGCGGGTACGTTGGATTAATCAAAAAGGTGGAAAGTGCTAACGAACTAACTTACTTTTTAATAATTTTTTAGTACCCGCAGCTTAGTTAGTTAGTTCCTGAGCCCGGTTGCGTACAAACCTACAAAGTAGGTTACTTACTGGACTCATGGATTAGTTAATTAAAAATGATATGAACAGATATAGAATAGTTAAAACAGAAAATAAATATGAAACTATATATCATATAGAAGAGCTATTACTAAAGATTGAGATATTTAGCGGGATATGGGTTCGACTAGATCCGCCCCATCCGTGGGGAGGTAGAATGAAACTTTCGTTTACAAATCTGGAACGTGCTCAGGAACATATCGATTACTTACAAAAAGGCATTAAACAAACTGTAGTTAATTAAATTTTAAAAATAATATTATGGACGAAGATAGTTTTGGATGCTTAATATTTGTGCTAGTTTTATTTGTAACCGCTGTAGTGTTTATCTCTATACTAAACATTCAACCGCAGCCTAGCGATGCAGAAATCAGATGTGATGTAGACAACGGCACATGGTTACCAGAGTCTAAGGAGTGTTATTTTGGACAAGGTATTAGCGACTGATTAATTATTCAATATGCATTTTTACAATCAAAAGCTTAATGGAACATTGCAAAAATGTTTTGTGTGTAATTTAGAAAGCAATACTATAGTACAGCACCATATCGCTGGGCGTAGATATTCAAGCGAATGCATCTGGCTTTGTACAACTTGCCACAGGGAGGTACACGCTAACCCGCAATGGGCTTATGACAACGGTTTAATGATCAAACACAATATTAATATTTCAAAAATGAAATCAACAGGGAAAAAGAAAAAAACTTGTAGCCACAGCGCTACGTATTGGAGTAAAGATAAGAATGACTTTATATGCCAGTTTTGCGGTAAGGTTGTCGGCGCATTAAAGATGGGCAACTCTAAGAAGGCAGTAGAAGTAAAGAAGGGGCAAAAATCAAAAGGTAGTAGCCCTAAAAACGGTGCAGCTGTAAAAATGGGCAGTGAGCCGGTTAACCCACAAATAGCACAAGCTGTTGAGTTTAAGAGGCAGCAATTTGCGCTAGAAGTTAAACTAAAAAAAGCCAAGGAGCCGGAAATGATCAAACAATTAACAGAAGAATTCGCCGTACTAGATATGAAGATGAGAAAATTACATCAAGAGATGCAAGATTAACTTTTACTTAAACCAACATGACAGTAGAACAAATAAAAGAAGAAATTGAAGCACTTGCGGCCCAAAGTAACAAACTGCAAAAAGAAATTGGGAAACTTAAGCAACATATAACTGATTTAAACAAGCCGAAGGCGGAGAGGTTTAGGGCGAAAATAGGTGCTGAACATTTGTTAATAGACACAATTGGCAAAATATCGAACAGTTCTGAAATAGGGTGTCGTTTTGATAAACAGCGACACGAAGTCGGCAACTACTACCCAGACACCGCCGAAGGTAGAGCCAGGGCTGAGCGCATGGCAGAGATCGCTACAGTACTGCGACTTGTTGAACATCAGCCAGGTGTTAACTGGGAGCTGAATAAGGATGATGGTGATGTTTGGTACATTGAATTTGATCGAAACAGCAAAGAATGTCATGTGGATATATACGATGGTGGCATAGGTGCAATTCCAGTTCCTTTTGAATCACAAGCAGCCGCACAAGCAGCACTAGAAGCTGTAGGAGAAGAAAGAATTTTAAAAGCTCTTAACGTTATATAATATGACAAACCAAGATCGTGACGAGTTTATCAAAGAATTTGCTTCAGAAGATTTTCCGAATCATTTCTATGAAACTAAGCTAGTCGAATACGTGTGGGAATGGATAAAAACCAAATGCGAACAAGAGGCGCAAATGGCGTATCAGCAGGGATATCAAGAAGGACTTGTAGAAGGTGAATTCCAAGGCCGACGATTGCAATCATATGAAACAAACTAAACTAGAAAACAATAATACTAAGGACGCTAGGTTAGACCTAACAAAAGTGGGCTCTACTACAGTGCAGAAAACGATTTGGAATGATAAAAGTATGTTTGATGATTTTAAGGCAGTATTAGAGCAGAACGGTTTTCAAGTGCTTACGAAGTGGCGTAAAGGTATAAAAAATATTAAATTGGGAGACATAATATTAGGTGAAAAGGCTGATGACAGAGAATAACAACAATATACGAATAGCGATCATTACATTGTTTGTTTTAGCGGTAGCGATTTTACTTACAGTTATTGTTTAGGTTATGAGGGAAATTAAATTCAGAGTTTGGAATAAAAAAACAAAAAGTATGGACGGGAAATTTGAGTTAAAAGATTTTTTAAATAGTACTGGTGGGTATCTTGGGGATTCGATGGACTATAATAATTTTGAATGGATGCAGTCAACAGGCTTAAAAGATAAAAACGGTATTGAGATTTTTGAAGGGGATTTGGTCAAGGCAGAAGAATTAGTATATGAGATATTCTATGACGAAATCGAATGTGGTTTTAAAGCGGAAACACATCAGTGTGATGCTGCAAATAGACTCAACGTGGAGGGCTGTTTTCAGCTACACGAAGATGAAAAAGAATTTTATGAAGTTATCGGCAATATTTACGAAAACCCAAAATTAATCAAACCATGACAATACTACTCGCAGCACTAACAATAGCGGTTCTAATCCTACTAGTTAGCTTTGCAGCGTACGCGTATATAGTGTTGCTTTGCCAAAGTGCTAGAAAAGCTAAGCGTTAGGCTGGGGAGGTTGGGCAGTGCCTCCCCTGCGTAGTGCTTTACTTATTAGTATATAAATTATGGCAGAAAATATTATTAACTCTAACGGCGTGAACGGGTCTGACGGTGTGAACTGGTCTGACGGTGTGAACTGGTCTAACGGTGTGAACTGGTCTAACGGTGTGAACTGGTCTGACGGTGTGAACGGGTCTGACGGTGTGAACGGGTCTGACGGTGTGAACGGGTCTAACGGTGTGAACTGGTCTGACGGTGTGAACAGGTCTAACGGTGTGAACGGGTCTAACGGTGTGAACGGGTCTAACGGTGTGAACGGGTCTGACGGTGTGAACTGGTCTAACGGTGTGAACTGGTCTAACGGTGTGAACGGGTCTGACGGTGTCTTTAATAGCTACGGTGTCTTTAATAGCTACGGTGTAGATAAAGCTATCTTTTTAGCAAATAAAGAGCGTACGTTTTCTATATTTGGAGCTAATGTTAATGAGTATAGATTTGATGAGGTTTGGGGAAAATTGCATGAACATCTAGATGGCTGGTTCCCTAAGTTTAATAATGCATACACTTTGTACATAGCTAATAATAACTCGTGGAAGGGTGGCTTCGATGCCTCAAATATAGCTTCAATATTAAGTAACGACGTAGAACCACTAGAGGCTTGGAAGGATATGCCACAAGCTGCTATTGACTATATTAAATCACTACCAGAATTTGACGCAGATATATTTAAGGTAATTACAGGAATCAATGTAGAACAGAAATCGGATGCTATGGAAACAATAGAAGTTGGCGGTCAGAAGTATAATAAAAATGAGTTCAAAGCTGCGGTCAAAGATTTAAAGCCGCTAGATTGAGCTTTACTAGGTTACGTCTACGGGCGTAACTTATGTAGTGCTTAGAAACAGATTGGAGTAATGTCCATGGCACATAGTACTACAGGCTGTTATTAGCCGAAGTATACATGGAGCCTTATGATAGAAGGGGCGAGCTGCTCCATAAGCGCAGCCAATAGGGTGTAAAGCCTCTATGTAGCAGCCATGTAACAATAAGCTGGGAATCGTTGGTAGCTGGTCAATAGCTATGTAACAGCCGCAAATTGATAAACAGTCGTTAGTTATATAATCATAGCCTTTGAAAATATATTTGAGATAAGTTAGAAAGTATTAACCAGTAAGAATAATATTGTTATACGAATTGACAATATTAATATAACTATAAGATTCCCGCAGATTTGCGGGGATGATAGAGTACTTGATAATTGAATGAGCTACGGTGCACCTATATACTAGTCAATAGGTATCACGTGGGGGAGTTGGACACGCCGCCTGGGTATTAGATAAATTGAAGGGAGTAATTACCCGTATATATGAATCTAGCTTAGGAGTCACCGGTTCGAGTCCGGTCGTGACGTAGCTCATTGAGCGATTAAGCTCAAATCGTTTATACAATAGAGGATCTTTAAAATGCCAGAGTTCAATAGTGTTTTACGTTCAGAAATGACCGATAAACAAAGGGATGCGGTCACAATGTTCGAACAGGGAAGGTTTATGTATGGTGAAAAGGTGCACGAAATCCACACCCTTACAGACCTTCACAAAGCAAATAACTGGGTGTTATGGCAATGCCGCGACGATTACCGTCCTGGCGTTATCGCATCTATCCAACACAGCTTTGTCGTGCCGGCGTTCAAACGTATGGCTTTTGGAATCGTTATTTCAGGCGGTGATGTTAGTGATTTAGACGGGAGGTTTGAAGTTGTCAACGCGAACAAGTAACGGACTACCAGAGAGCTTACAGCGCGATCTGGATGCATTTTTAGGCGGTCAAATGGTGTTCACCAACGCCGCAGACATCACTTTAGAATATGATGATCTGTTTAACCGCGTAGCTGGCGAAGTCATGCATGTGAATGCAATTTCCGTGCTAACTAGCACAGCCGATCAGTTGTTCGAGGCTCGGGCAAATTATTTACAATCTCTGCATTCGTAGAGATACAAACGGGGTGTAGAAACACTGCACCCCAAACATTACAACTAGAATAACATTGACCAAATCTTATTTATCTAATGACTTCGAATCATGACGCTTAGAATATTAGCCAGTTTATATCTAGTACTTATATTTATAATGTTAACAGTGATTTATTTCAACAATATATATGAGATTATAAGCTCACAGCTTATAGCTTTGTTGATTAGTATTATTGTTGCCATTGGCACGATGAGTGCAACTGTTGATTGCTATAACTTTTTAAATGAATCAAATGATTGAAGTAGAAAACAAATACAAGCTAACTAAAAAGGAATACGACAAGCTTTACCGAACTGTTGAGGGTGAGCTCGAGACTCTTACAGATGTTATCTTTAACATTAAGCGTGCAGACAAAGGGGACGGCACTAAGGGGTTTGACTTCGACCGTCTAAGGATCAAGGGCTTCGTAGAAAGCGTAGAATTTGAGAATAAATCATGGGATAACGGTGAGCGAGTAGAGACTAATTTACCGTATACAATGATTTTAAAAAACAGAATAATTAGTAGAATAGGCGTAGATGGCGAGTTCGGTCTAATGGTAGACTCGATAGAAGTAGATGGTGTACAGCATTACTTTGCAGAGATCGAGGCTTTGTTTGAGGATTATGTTGATGGGGCCTTGGTGCGAGAAAGGATCCATGAAATGGCGAAGGATCTAGGTATCAGTAACCTAGACAAACAACCATCTTATTTAAGTATATTTATTAAGTAGTGATTGAAATATTGATAGCAACAATTAGTCTAATCGCAATTTGCATAATAGTAATGTCTGTAATGACTAGGAGAGATCCTCGTAGAATACCAGCAAAGATTGCAATTGGGTTCTTGTATATTATTTGGGCGCTTTATACCTTCGCACTAGGTTTGTTCATTAAACACAAAGTTCTTAAAATTAAGGATAGACCAAATATCAAATCGCAGAGAGATCTTTATGACGATTAAAACACAAAGAAACCCCGCCAATTCGACGGGGTATACTAAAGAGAAACGGGACTAAGGAGAGATAATTGAACCAGATCGGCATCAAATTACTTGTTCCACATCTTCATAAGAAGGAATCCTTTCTCTAAGTTAAGATATAATAGCACATGACAAAACAACTACAATGTGGACACTGCGAGGAGATATACACCAATCTAGACGATATTCGATATATGAAAAGGCATAACTATATCTGCGAGTATTGTAAAGACGAAGTCAAGGCCATAAAGAAACAAGCAACCATTGCTCGTAAAAAGGCGCAACGCCGTGAGTATCTAGCAACTCATAAGAATCAAACAAATGCGGCACGTAAAATATGGCGTGCGGCTAACAAAGATAAAGTAAACCAACAAAATAGGAACCTAAGAAGATTAGCAAAAGAACAGAATACACCGTGCTACCAGCTAGAACTAACTAGGAAGAAAGTGAAGTACTACATTGCAAAAAATAACATCAAGTCAGAACCATGTGTTGAATGCGGTAGCTTAAAGGCGTCATGTGTAGCAACTGAGATAGGTAATAGGGAAAGCTTTACTTGGATGTGTAAGCCACATGCTAAAGAGTACTATAAAGAGTTTAGAGAAACTAGAGCGTAATTCATATAACTATTTAAATTATTACACCAAAGATATGTTTAAGAAAATATTAGCCGTAGTCCTGATAGCCGGCTCTTTTGTTATGGGAAGTTTACTAGCACGCCCTAGTGAAGTGTTGGCTGAAGTAGACGCCACAACTTATGGCGTAGTGTGTGACGGTACTACAGATGATAGAGCCGCTATTCAATCAGCGCTTGACGCCGCTAAGAAGGTTATATTGCCCGAAGGTATTTGCATTATAGATGCTGCCATTGGAACTGTTCATGGCTTGCTGTTTAATGACAATAATGTTTTGGAAGGTCAAGGCCGCAGTACAATACTTAAAAAAGCTAATAGCGCTATTGTGCACCCAATTGGAATTTACGATGTAGTGAATACAGAAATTAGAGACCTAGCCATTATTGGAGACTCGACAACTGGCGGTCATGGTATTAGAGGCACAGATGTAAATGGTCTTGTAATAGATAATGTATATCTTGAACAAGTTAATTACGGAATAGCCTTCGCGGATGGCACCAACCAGAATCTGTACATTAATAATACAGAAGTACGCGATATAGCTGGTGATTGCTTTGATCTAAAAAACCCAGATAACCTTAATAGATATATATTTATTACCAATTTTACTTGCCACAATCCAGACACTGCGGGCATAGATATCAGGGGAATTGCAGTAGTGAATGGCGCGCAGATCACTGGGTTACGAGATGGTGCGGTAGGAATTCGTTTTAGACAGACGGGTGTTACATCTGTAGGACAAGGTGCCCATGGTTCAAGTGCTACTAACTTCTATGTTGAAGGTATTGACGAAAGTGCAACCATAGGCGTTTCTATACCAGGTTCCTACGCGCAAGTGTCTAATGGTTATGTGTGGGGGACACTATATGGTGTACAGATTGGTGCATCGCATGTTTTAGTTACCAATATTAATGTAAGGGAGACCACAAGCCACGGTTTCGTAGTAGACGAACCAGCGAATTTAGTATCATTAGTAAATGTATCTAGTAGGAATTCAGGAGGCTACGGATATAAGATCATTGGAGATCGGGTAAGCTTATCTAGTGTGATGGCAGATGGCGCTAACTCGGGTGCTGGTTACATAGCCACGCAAGCCAGCTATATAACCGTTACTGGCAGTATATTTACAAGCAATGGTGCTGGGTGGTCTAAACTTGGCACTAATATTGTAGAATCTGCTAACCATGGATTCTAATAACCTGGATCGAATACTAAAAATATTATTTATTATGCTCGTTGCGCCGTTCATATTGCTGTTTGGTTTGCTTAACTGATTTATATTACTTAACTTAATTTTTTAATTTACCGGTATTAAATACTGGATACTGCCGCTAATCGTACTACTAGTACTTTTAGCACCACAACAAGCGGTTACAAATCACGGTGCAAATAGCATGCCACCTGAGCCGCGGGTGTTTGCAGAATATACCTATAAATCGAGCCTAGAACCCCGTGAAGTACCCTTGTGTTCTCTGCCTAGTGATGTGCCCATGTGGTTAAGATACGAGCTTGCAAGCATAGGTGCGAGCTGTTCTGAACAGCAGTTACTAGCTGGTATCGCTCGACTAGAATCCCGCTTTAATCCCACAGCTAAAAACCCAGCGTCTAGTGCTAGTGGTTTACTGCAGTTTTTAGAATCTACCTGGACTGCGCATGGTTGCGGGAATAATATTTGGAGTAGTAATCAACAACTAAGATGCGGACTTAAAGATATACGCAGGGGGCTTTTAAAACAATGGGCTGTTTGGCCTCAGCTGTAAATGGTATACTTAAATTGAAAAATAAGAGGCCAGTTTCCCCGGAAGCTGGTTTTTTGTTTCTGCTAGACTGTCTTATGGCTCAAGAATCACTAGCCCCAAATACTACCGCTCAGCAAGATCTCACAACTGCAGGACAACGAGCTATAAGTTTGGTATGGGAAAATACTCAAGCACGCATAGCCTTGTTCGTTGTGATAATAGGTATACTAACCAACGCTTTAGTAATCATTGTGGTAATCTTCTTAGATAAAGAGATCACCGTAAACCAACTAGCTTTGATCTCTATTTGCTTGCAGTTCATAAATTTAACTACCGGGATAGTAATCGGTTTTTACTTCTCACGCACCAATCATCAAGCCATTGGGGGTATTGGGCCAAAACCATCGTCACCTTACGAGGGCAGGTAATAGTGTATACTGAAAATACTTACTTCTTATTCCCCATTTATGCCAAGCATACAAACTTTATTAAACGTAGCGATCGTAGGAGTAATCTTATTCATACTATATTTTCTGGCATCTATGCTAATTAGCGGAACTATTCTAACGGCGATTGGCATTGTTCTAGTATTGGGTTTCCTAATTTACTTGCTTAAAGCTTTCGGGATTGCTTAAAGTAATACTAGTCATAATCTGTATGGTGTGCCTAACTGGGTGCACCACTACGTCACTAGAACAATCACTGCTGTGCCAGGATTTGCAAACACTAATAAATGATAGTATTGATCCAGAATTTTTAGAAACTGCTACGACCTTATATCAAGATACATGCAAATAATGCTTAAAGAGCACGAAGTACAAAAACTGCTATTCGAGTGGATGTCACACGTTCCACAGTGTAAGAATGCTTTTGCTATTCCTAACGCGCAACTATTACTATCCAAACTACCATCAACAAGACAACGCTTTGCAGCGCTGAATTATTTAGCGCAGGAAGGAGTCAAGAAGGGTATAGCCGACATTTTTCTACCTTATCCGGTAGGTACTTATCATGGGATGTTTATAGAACTTAAGAGAGAAAAAGGTGGGGTTGTATCTAAAGAACAAAAAGAGTTCCTACAAAATATGGAACTAGTTGGATATTATGCGGTAGTTGCAAGGGGGTTTGATGATGCTAAAGAGAAAATAGAGGGATATATTAAGTCTACGTAAATATTAACGCTCCGACTGCGGCGATAACCATACCTACAATAAGGGTAACAATCCAATTACGATTAGCTTCCAATGCTTTTACACGATCCGATAACAATGAATGTTCAGTCTTTGTCACGTACCCGTTTTTTATTTCGGCAATCATTGCCTTAATTTCTTCCATAGAACTACGGATATATTCAACATCCTTTGATAAACCAACTATTATTTGCGCAGTCTCGAGGTCTTGCCTCTGTTCGTCTGCTGTTTTACTTGTTTCTGTTTGCATATTGTATCAACTTGTATATATAACGCAATCTATAACGGTGTAATCTTTATGTAACTTTTAATAATTCTATTCGTCTTTAAAATATTCCTTACTTATCCAAGTTAATGTTACTCCAACACCGGCAAACACTACTGCAATATATTGGGCTGGCTCAAAATTAAGCACACCATCTTGCAAGTCTAGTGCTAATAAGGCAGTGATTGCTGAAGTTACGTTGTACAAAAGCACACGTAACACTTGAGGCAATGTATCAAACTTTTCTGTTAATGTTTTCATTTGTTTGCACCTTTAAATAATATATAAAATAGATTAGCAATCGCGTTCTTAGGTAGTTCTACTTTAGCACTATCGGTTAGCTTTGCAACTTCTACTTTAAGTTCGTCTACTAATTTGGCTAAATCTACCAATTCTATTTGTTGATCCTCTATAGTACCCTCTAAATCGAGCTGTGTAGCACGTAGAACGTCGTTCTGTTCTTTAATGAGCGCTAGGTCATCTCGCTCTCGCTGCAGAGCTGTTTCGGCGCTTGAAAGTTGTTTTTCTAGTTCGGCTATTCGTTTCATATCTTCTTCTACGGGTTTGTCTACACCGTTAATAATATATGGAAAATATTTCTTATAATCACCCGGGCAGGCGGTATTGTTATAACTACTGTGTGGCCTAATATCTGACATCTTGTTAAGTGGTGCCAGCACCCCTCTATTATCTACTACAAGTTCCTTAACTAGCTCATGCGCACTTCTAAGTTGTGCCTCAGTTGGCTGTGCTCCGAGATCGAATCTACCAATAAAGACGATACCAAGTAGGTACATATTACCACGCCCTGCGGGTATTTTATCTATACCAAGCGCATTAGTTGTATGTGCTCTAGCGGTTGCAAGATCTCCTACGTAAGCTACTTTTGCGTACTTCTTACCGCCGTGTGTTACCTCTTCTGTAGAGATCATGAAGTTGTAACCAATACCAGGCCACTTGTTTATACCGTTATGGAGCTGTAGCAGGTAGGCAGCTTCTTTGTATGCGTTACCTAGCGGGTTTGTAACTGAGTGGTGAATAATCATGCGCTTACAAAGTACAGCTGGCGTAGACCAGTTAGATCCGCCCCTAAAGGTAGATCTATAATCTAACCAGGCTCCCACTTCTCTAAGTTTTGGTACATTGAATATGAATGACATTTATGTACATTTTCTAATAGTCAGAGTTGCTTCACTGATATTTAGAGAGCCACCGCTGTTTTGCCATATCTCTAACTCCACATAGTCACCACCATTTAGATAGTACTCTCCAGCTCCAAAGAACTGTGAAGTACTTCCCGAAACTGGTACCGCCACAGCTTGGAAATCTGTTTGCGCCACACCATTAACCTTATATCTTAAAATACGTCTATTACCTGTTCCGTTTGCTAAAGCTACAGATGATTTTAAATCATACGTTCCCCCACCATCTGCGGGAATAGTAAATCTAGACGTATCAACCGAGGTGCTATGTAGACCTCCTATATCATAGTCTTCGTCAGTAAATAGGACGCTGGTAAAGGTTGTATCGGGTATAGCCTGTGTAGTCGTTCTTCTCCCCTTAGCTCTATATTGTACTGCATTACTTACAACATTTTGTACTTGTATAACATTATAATTCGCGTTTCCGAATATAACATCGTCTGAGCTGTCAACCCCAAGCAAGTTATGTGCACTACCTGCCGCATCTTCTGCTTGTATATATTCCGCATTTTGCAGTAGTAATTGACCAGCGGCAGGCGTCAGCTGGACTCTACTATCTGTAATATCACTGTCAGTAATTGTACTAAACCCGCTACTCACAGCTACAGTTGCAAGGGATAAGTGATCATTTGGTACGGCTGACGCGGTAGGGCTAGCTGCTGCAGTTCCGGTTACCACAACTGCGCTAGATGATCCAGATCCCCTAACACCCGGAGTAGCCCCGGTGTCAACTTTTAAACAAATAAGATCAACACGTGGGTTGCCAGATCCATTAGCAGGAATAGTAACACTAGTACCAGTTGTTCTAACTACAAAGTATCTTTGATTACCACCACCCGCAGCGTAAGCGCTATTAGCAACTAAGCCCATACCAGCAGCTACCAAAACAGTATCATCTGGTGTGCCGTTCTCAGTAACTTCTAACTGACCGCCTATTACGTCTGCAACACCCGCCTCTTCTACCATAGCTTCAAAAGCTGTTGTGATGTCTGCGGCTTGGTAATCTTCACCGTTGTTTATTATTGTTTGGAATGACATATATATTTATTAATGATTTCTAAAGTATAGTTAATGTTGCAGTTGCACGAATAGAGTTAGCAGATGATGCTGGATAAACGCTTCCATCTGTACGCTCTATAGTTAGCACGCCACCCCCACCTGTTGCCCACGTCAGGGAGCGTACGCTGTTTATAATAGACAGGCTTATAGTTCTAGATGTTCCCAGTGTTAGATTGCTTAACGGTATTTCGACAAGAAGCCCCGTTTCGGTTCCGGTAGTTGTTATTGTACATGAGTCACAATCGGTTCCATTAGAAAAGTTGATAAGTACAGTGTTGCCGCTCATAGTCATAAATATTTGTCCTTCACCTACAACATTAAAGCTCTGATCTGTAACTTCTGCCTTATATGTCAAGCCACCCTCAAAGCCAGCGGGGTTAGCAATATTGGCAATAGCGTAACCGCCTTGATTGTCAATAATATTACTAACATTATCAGTTGCTAAATAGACTATCGACTGCCCAGCAGAGGCAAATTCGTTACTAACCCTTATAATATAATAGTTATTCTGTGCGCCCAAGCTATCAGCTATTCTGAATTTATCACCCACTGTAAATAGTGCCTCAAAGCTTTCATATATAGTAATACTTGTACTGTAACCAACAGCCACAGTTCCATCGACAAAAGCAGAAGCGTTAATTTCGAACCAGTCTATCTGCTGTTGCTGTGTTGTATTTTCCAAAGCCTTCAGCCGCTTATCCATGCCGCCTACGAGCTTTGCGTATTCATTATTAGCTGGGTTTAATGATATGTCCATTTTAGTTAAATTTAAGCTTTGGGGTAATGTACTCAACACCGTTTTCATCAACCCTAACATTAAGTTCCAAAACTTTCGCAGTGCCTTGGATCTGAAGTATCGACGGGAAATAGTTAGAGTCTGCTGAGTCATTACTCGTGCTAGTTTTAAAATCTACTTCAACTATATCACCAATTTGTAAATCTGAGTACGTGAACTTGCCCGCAGGGTTAAGGGTAATATTTACTAAGTTACGCTGTGCTTTAAGTCTATTATTAACTTCGTCGGCAGCACTTTGTAGATTTTCTGGTATACGGTAAGATGCGAATTTAAGCACCTGTTCACGCCTGGTAAACCCTAGCTGGGAGGCGCTATCAGTTGCTGTAACTGTAAATACCTGATCCCCAGTACCACCACCAAGGCCAGTTGTTGTGTTATACATTTCTCTAGCTGTAGATGTGCTAATAGACAATACCTGATCTGGGGTTATCTTTTTATTAATAATTGTACGGGTAAAAGACTTGCTTGCATTAAATCTAACCTCTGATAATAACCCATTTGTGTCCAGCACTGGCTGTAAATAGAAGTCAAAGTCTCCTATGTTATCACTCTGGTTAATGATTGCATCCCCAACATTTGCATATTCTAATGACTCATTGATTGTACTAATATTAGTACCAAGATCACCCTGGGTAATTCCTAGATCACCATTGGTTCTACTTTGCGCTGTGTTAATAAGGTCCCATGCAACTGCGCTAGCTGTAACATCTGTTTTCTGATAATTCTGCTCTGTTTGCCTGCCATTTAAATGATAGAAATATTCAAAGGACTCTACATTGATAGTGCCAAAGTTATCCTGCATATCAACGTCATATCCGCTCAGTGTGCCTAGCCACGCAGCACCGCCATTTCTTTTAACTAAAAAGTTGTTACGGTAGAGCTTGAAGTCATCCGGGTTAATGGACGGGTCGTTAACATTGAAGGTCATATATAGCTGTCCGTAGCCGTTTTCTTTTTTATAAAACTCTAACGACTGCATAGTGATGTAACTAGCGACCCTAGTAAATTCGCCGGTAGCTGGATTGATCCTATAGTTTTCTACTGTATATTCTGCCATTATAAAGCTCTGTAACCAAATGCATAACTAACCACCGCATTAGAAGCTGCATCGAAAGTGGACGCGCTAAATCTAATTGTATTATTGCCGGTTTGTAACAAGAATAAGTCTCCTAAAAGGTCTGAATATATGTTGGTGCTTCCGTTAAGTGTTACGGTAACTCCACTAGAGCCATAAGCAATAACTACTACGTCACCATTTACAAGCGTTCTATTGATCTGCGCTGATTTATTGGTTGTTGTATTCGTTAGGGTTGCGTTGGTAAGCGTCGCACTCGCATTGATAGTAATTGTTGGGTATATTTCTACTTCACCCGTGTTATCGATGGTTGCCTGACTACTACCACTCCCACCCATGATATCAAAGGGCAAAGTTACTGGGAGATCGAATCCTTCTACCTCTTCTAGTGTAAGCGTTACACTACTGCTGATCTGATCTAACCAATAGGAATCTTCTGCTCTGAGCATCACCTGGAACCTAGCGCGTGTGGTAAAACCACCCTCGTAGCGAATAAGCGGTTCTTGTATAACCTTAGCCGGTATTTTTCTTGTAGTAACAGCTGTATCCCATACAGAAACAACTAGATCACTTGTAGATTTATTATTGTAAGCGTCCATTAAACTTGCTTTGTTAGCAAAGAATTCGTCTGGAGTAGCGCCATGCACGATACCTTCTATTATCAAGGTCCGCATTGAATCTTTTCTAGAAAATACTCTCCCGCCGTCTCTACCAAGCAAGTTGGCTTCAGAAACCCTGTTATCTATACCGTTAAATCCATCACCGCCAGTAATGGTAAATTCCTGGCTTGTAGATGTCATAGTTAAACCATTGTATGCAATACTTACGCTCATATTTATGTATTCTTAATTAAAAAAGCTAATCTAGCCGCCATTTGTGATTCGTTCATACCACCGCCGTTATTGTTAACTGTTATATTAATCCCACTACCGCTACCGCCACCTTGACCCGGTCCTAGTGGTGTTACATTGACTTGCTCTCTACCACCTGGATTATCTCCTACCATGATAAGCTCAGGACCGTTTGTCATGTAGCTACCACCCTTTGCAAACTTCCTAACGGGCCCTGCAATCTGACCAGCATTTACAGCTGCATTATACGCTTCGTTTCCACGATCTTTTATCCGCTTTTGTGCATTAGCCGCTTCGTCGGCCTTACCTATAAGATTATTAATCTGAGCTATAGCGATATCCACTTCGTTCATGAACGGATAAATCACTGCGTATTTGACCCAGTTGAAAGCGCCTTCTATTGTTGTCTTTACAGCGTCGAATACCTTTGTAACAAATGTAGCTATTGGCTCAATTGCGGGCCAAATATGTTCTAATACAAATGTACCTATAGCTTCAAGTGCTGGTTTTGCTACATTATTCCACCCCCATTCTATTAGTCCAAAGAACAACTCAAAAGCCCCCTTAAATAGATTCATGATTGGCTTTACAACGTTCCAAAGCGTAGTAATCACCGTGCCGATCGCTTGGAAAGCAACGCCTAGTGCTGCAAGAATTGGTGGGAGTATTACACCAAGAATGTCTATAGCAACTTTAAGTATTGGTTCAGCTGTTTCAAAGGCAGTAACCAATACGTCTAGTATCACAGGGCCTACCTGGTTATACATAACATCCCAAATAGTTTTCAGGGCTTCAATAAATGGTGGCAAAACATTTCGTGCGGCTTCTTGTATAGGAACTAGCAATCCCCCCAATACCTGGGTTACTCGACCGATAGCTTCCCTACCTCTATCTATGTTGCGAGTTACATGTTCAGCCCATGTTTCAGCCAGATCTAATGCAACGCGCCTAAGTTCAATAATACCTTGTACTACCGGGTGATCTGCAGATAAACCGAATATACCTTCACTAAAGTCTCCGCTAATTAATGATTCAACAGTATCCCCTACTTCTTTGAATGCTTTTACGGCATTCTCACCGAACTGCATAATACTATCTTTGTTATCACTGAGTAGTGTTAGAAAATTTTGTGCTGAGTTTTTAATGCCATCAAATATGCCTGTATTGATTACAAAGTCTCTAGCCATTACCCCTAGCGTATCTGAAATATTACTTCTAATACCAGCTAGAGACTGAGATTGCGATTCCATAAGTCCTGCAAACTGCCCACCCTCAGACGTCATAGATGTAAAAGCTTTTTCTAGGTTGCTAAAACCTACTTGACCATCTTCTACTAATTTTCTTACTTCGCTTTCAGCAACTCCGAACTGCTCAGCAAGCTCTGCAATGATTGGAATACCACGACCAGTTAGCTGGTTGATGTCTTCTGCAAATAAGCGGCCTTGCACACGTGCTTTACCGTAAATCTCGGCAATATCGCCAACACTAACACCTATACCAGCAGAAACATCACCTAACTTAATAAGTGTTGGCACAGCATCATCTGCAGATATTCCAAAGGCTATTAGGGATTTGGTAGCTTTTTCGAGTTCTGGGAGTTCAAACGGGGTTTTGAGCGCGGCTTGTTGTATATCATTTAGTAGCTCTTTAGCAGCGGTGGCGTCCCCAAGCATCGTAGTAAACGATATCGTCAGCTGCTCTAGATTACTTGCAGCGTCTACGGCGCTTTTGAAGGCGAGCAAACCACCAACCTGAGCAAGTATCCCAGGTAAAGAGGTCATAGCGCTAAATAAGCCCTTAGCGGCGCTAGCTGCTAACTTAAAAGGGCTTGTCATACCTTTAGCCGCAGTACTAACACCCTTCAGAACGGATGTGGCCATATCCTTGGCTATAATTTTGATGTCGATTACATTTTCGTTCATGTGCTAAAGATTGCTTCTGCCTCTCGGACGTACGCATTTAACTTCTTGCGCTCTTCTTTGTCCTTAGTTTCCCTTAGGCGTTCTCTAGCACTCCTTAAGTTCTCAGCGGCTCTTATTGTGAAAACTACCTCTACTAATCTTGCAGGTTGTTTTAAAAAGTCTTCAAATGATATATAGCCTATCGCATCTACGTATCTAACCCATTCTACAACATTTTTTTCGTTTTGTTCGAGGCTATCAGGGGAATCTAAGACAATCGCGTCTCTAATAGCCTTTAGGCTTTTTTTTCGAGATTGCCCTGCAGTACATACACCATATCTTTTACAACAGCTGGAGGGAAGTTATCTATATCCGCTTTTTGTATTGGCCTAATTTTGCCGTCCGCTTCATCAAAGATTTCGCCACTAATAAAAGCGTCAGCACATACGCTATACATTTTATCCATTATAGACTCACTGCTGCTGATTGTTTTATCTACATCATCAGCGTCTAGAAGCTTTGTAAATTTGGCTAGGTCTTTACTAAACTTTCCTACTTGGTTCTTGTCTAATAATTTCAGCAAAATATAAGAATCATTAAATTCTTCACCGTATGCTTTAAGCTCAAATCTTGTTTTAAAATACATCGTTTTGGATATAAAAAATAAATACAAATAATGCGGGACGGAAGGCTAGAACAACCGCCCCGCACTATCTATAGTGCTCTAGCCTTTTTATTAAATTTAGTAGCTTTCGGTAGCGTTAACCACAACAACTTGCATTGGTGTATTACTTACACCTGCAGGTTTTAACGCTGTTAGATCAAAGTTCTCTCTAGTCAGTTCGTTTAGATCTGGTTCCTCTGTATAGCTTTCTATCTTAGCCCTTGGCACTGTGTAAACAATGCTTGGATTAGTACCGCTAACGGAACCTGTAACATCTCTATCCACGTCAGTTACATTGATTTCGATAGTTTTAGTAGTGCCATCTGTATTGTCGTCATAGTAGCCAATATCAGGCTTTAACCTAGCTACACTAAACATAAATTTGTCAGCAGTAAGCTCTAATGCTGCAAGTTCTGCAGATCCGAGACCGAACCTTGTATCATCTGAATTAATACCGAAGTCTAGATTAGCATTTAGCGTTAGAACAGAAGTAGCAGTTGCAGTTCCTGGCACATCATCATCTAAGTAGCTTACCATACGGCCTACAAATTCCTTAGGCTGTGTTACTGCGTTAGTTACCGTTGTAGCTACTGGATAAGAACCAATCGCGCCTGCAGAAACTCGCACGAAATCATTATCGTAAGTAAAATCTAGATTATCAAATAACACATTTTGCACGTAGTAGTCCTCTAAATTATCATCTTGTAAGAAAAGCGTATACCACGACTGAGTACCATTAGCGTAGCTTAATGTATGTTGATATACAGCACTTTCGCCTGTTACAGTAACGCTAGCGATCTCAAAGCGTTGTTTAAGTAGTAGAGGTACTTGGTCTTCGTCAATTTTAAATTCAAGTGGTACTTCCGAGAATCTAACTGTGTTTTCAATATCGTTTACTTGGTACGCGCTACCTAGTGCAGCTTCATTTAATACCTTTTGTACGGTCGCGTTAAATTGTGGAGCGTTTGTAAGCGGTAATACGAAAGTTGCAGATGGCGCTGGAGTGCTAAAGGTTGGCTGTGCAGCGATGCCCATTGTCCTAAGTCGGCCTATTCCATTCATGTTGTTTTAATTAATTTATTAAATAAGTTTCTAGCCTCATTCCCACTAACTGCATGTATAACATACTCTCTACCTTTATAATAAAAGGAAAAGCTTATCAGTGGTTTATTAGTTTTAGTTGTTTTATCTTGTTTCATATTTATAAATTCTGTGGTACCACATTTAGATATACGCCAAATATTACTTCTAAAAGTACAGCATAACCGCTTTTAGTTTTTACAGTGTCATACCTAACGTTTCTTATCCTGGTTTTAAATATCAGTATGTCATTAGTTAAACCCCAAGCCCTAAGATTAGAGGGCTCTTTTTGTACATAGTTAAGGATAGCGTCGGTCACGTTCATAAGCCTTGAATATTTTAAACTACCTTCCGCTTTGCTGTCAGTCTCTTCTAATACCTCAATAACTACAGCTCTAAAAGCATATTCCCTAGTAGTCTGCGTGTTACCAGCAGAACCGCCCTCTACGCTTTCTAGGTTACTATCAGGAACAATCAGACAGTCTAATGCTCCCATAGTTGAACCAGCATAGAACTTTTCTACATTATTAAACATTGTATTACCACCTTCAAAATCAAATGTTTTGAAGTCTGTTATTAGTTTATCGTGGATTAGTTGTCCTGTCATTTATTTTTAATTGCCCTGCTTGTAAGTAGTTTAACCTTACGCATGAATTTAAGCTCTACGTTTTCCTTAGCCCTTTTAGCTGCCTTATTAGGTCTAATACCACCAATACCAAAAGCTACGTCATTATTTCTAACACGTCCCGATGTGTACCCATAATCAGCGGCTCCCCTTAGTTTACCAGTACCTGTGTATAAGTACATCGGATAGTTTTCACCTCTATCTCTGGCTGTGCTTCTAACTACATATTCTAAAGGTGCTATCTTTTTAGATTCTATGCCTGCCTTAAAGTCCCCGATATTACCAGGTGCCTCTTTTACATATTCTGAAACAACAAGTTCAGTAGACGCCGCAATCGCCGCATCTACTAGCTGCCTAGTGGTGCCCGGCTTATCAAGTAGCTTACTTAAGCTGATTGTTGCCACGATCTCGCTCATTGCCTTACCACCCTAATATTTAAATAGCTGTCAGAACCATCTTCAAGATCTTCAAAATTTGCAACCCCAAGCGTACTATATGTATTAGAGCCAATAATTATGCTGTCTCCAACTGCTACATTATCGCTGTCATCAGCAACTAAATCAAACTCATTGCCTATATTATTTTCATTAAACAACTTAGCAACTTCTGTTACAGGGCGGATAACGCCTGAGAAGCTACTAACGGTAACTACTGAGTCGCTACTGGTAGGTGTAGCTGTGGTTTTTCTAGTATTGGTCGCTGTGATATTAAAGAATGTATGTATCGTGCTCATATTCTAACTCTTTTATAACGGTTCAAGATTGGCGCGTTTGCGGACAAATATGTTTTGGTTAAACCACCACCACCACTAACAATTAGTGAATTTTGTTCATTGCCGTAACTCACGCTAAAATCTTTTATTGTCTTAGATTTAACATTACCACTGCCAGAACTTGCAGCCGTATTATTATTGAATAGATTAGCAACGCCCATTTTTATAACCCCGCCAAGCGCGTTAGGTAGCGTACCTGTAGTATATCCAGCAACGTAAGTAACAGTAGGTTCGTCTAGTTGACTTGTAGTAGACAGCACACCATTTTCACTGTCAACCGAATAAGCTGTAGATGTTACTGTGATGTCCGCGCTAACAATGGATGTAATAGTAACAACTGGCACGTTGTCTAGAAACAACTTCGGCGATGGTTGTCTAGCGTCAAGTTGCGAATAACCAGTTTGATCAAAAGTAGACTGTAGATAATTAACAACTTCTGTATAGGTGTTTTGTGCGAGGTTTCGATCTAATACTGCATCTAGCTCTGATTCAACAATATCAATGTAAACACCTATCAACGCATCACTCGTAGTGCCAGTGATTTGCAAATATTCCTTAACTGATTCGAGAGTAACTAGGGCGGCCATTATTTTTGTTTAGTAACATAAGTAGCTAATTTAACTTTTTCTTTGTAGAGCGCTACTTCGTCTTTGTTTAATTTAATTAAAGAACCAGGCAAATAAGTTTTACCTTTGTATTCTATTGCTTTTATAACTTTGTATACCATCATTTTTGTTTTAGGGCGGGCTTTAAATCACCCGCCCTATTTTCTAACCTATAAAATCAAGCGCTAATTTAAGTAGCGATACGTGTTAGTCCTTCAACTAATACAACTTGATGTCCAATTCTTTGTCTTACTACTAACTCACGACCTGGCTGCCAGTTTAGGTTTCGACCTGAACGAGAGGTACCCATGTCATTAAGCTTCATAGTCAAGCCAGCTTTTCTACGTACCTTCAAGTGAGTCCTCAAATCACCGTATACAATGAACGGGTTAGAGGTTGTAGTTGCAGGTGTAGGTGCTTGGTTTGTCAATACTACAGGACGGCCTAACAGTGTCATCTTAGCTGGGTCGAATACTGAGATAGTATCGTTATCACCAGATGCAGCACGAATGTTTGCACGTAGTTTTTGTAGTGTTAGTGCGCTCATAATCCATGAACCGTTCTTATTAGTGTCTTGGAGGTGATCAATATTGATTGCGCTAAAGTAAGCGTTTTCAACATCGTTTGCATCAACTCCAGAGTAACCAGTAGTTGTAGTTGCAATAAGAATTTCGTTTGCGCCAGCTGTGTTGAAAATACCCTTAGTAATTACTCCGGATACTGTTACATCGCCATCTACAATACGAGCTTCAATCTTTTTAGCGAACTCTTCCGCATACTGTCTAGATAGGTTAGACATAATATCCACTTCTGTGTCTTCCATGAAGTCCAAAGTGATATCAGTAGATCCCATCAAGTCAGCAATAGCGATTTGTGGTTCTGAGAATGTAGGTTGTGAACCAGTAAGTCCTGTTCCATCTTCGTCTACAAACCAAGCTACAACACGAGTGTCTAACTCATTCATATTGAACACATGACCTGGGCGGTTGAATGTTTGTACATCTGCTAATGAAATAATTCCATCATAGCTATCAAATGTAGCTAGGATTTCTGTTTCGAAAACAGTAGGTACCAAGTATTCAGAACCTGCAGATCCGCCGATACTGATTGCTTTTTCGCGTTCAGACCAGCCAAGTGCTTTAGCACGTTCGTCGCTGTATTTAGTTGCAACCTCTTTATTGTCACCTTGTACAGCCTTAACAAACTCTACGGCTTCCTTTGCCTTTTGTGCTTTAGTTAATTCTATTTTGCCTTCTTCACTTTCTGAACCGTGGAAAGCAAAGTTCTTTTTGATAGAGTCGATTTTTTCGTCTACTTTCGCAGAGTATTCTTCGAACTTTTCTACCATTTCTTTTGTTAATTCTACAGATACTTCTGTAGTAGAAGCGGCGTCCGCTGCTTTTGCAGCTTCTTGTGCTTCTAATTCTTTATCGTTTGCCATATTAGTAATGATCTTTAAATTAAGTAATTTCTTTTAGTTTATCTTCTAGCGTTTGGAAAAATGAGTCTATCTGGGCCTTAGCGGCTTTGTTTGACACTTTACGTACTGTAGGGGCTTCCTGTGGCTCAGGGGCTTCCTGGGCTTGTTGGACGTGTTTATTAAGTGTATCATAAACGCCATTAATGTCTACTAGCAAGTCACCGTCCTTCTCATAGCCAATTGCAACGCAAAAAGCATCATCTAAAAACAACTTTGTAAATTCTTTGAACGGGTCTTTAATTTGCTGGAACCTAGCAAGGTTTTTGGCAATAGTTGTATCGTCTGCAATAGACTTATCTACAAATCTTGCACTCATATTAGCTCCTACTGTTACAAGTGAACCTTCAAATGGCTCCCACTCTTTAATCTCTCCAGTATTATTGTCATAATCATAAACAGCAAAGCCCATAGAAACATTGGTGAAGTATGGCTTGCCACCATCAACTCCTAAATAAAGTATTTTGGCATTGAGCCCGTTTGGTGTTGGTGCAAAGTCTGGATCTACAATCAACGCTTGTTTACCGTTTACCATACCGATCCTAGGATTCCTAAAAGCGCCAAGCCCGTTAGTTACAACGCTATCTCTAGAGTTATGCGAATCAATCATAGGGATTCCATTTTCTTTGATATGGTCTGGAAGCCGCATACCATCCATCAGAACAGTTTCACCATCACGGTCTACTTCTTGCACACTAAGCGCCACTTCCTTTTCGTTATCGTTAACACGAACAGATAAGCTTTTATATACCACAGGGGCTGAACCTCCGTGCTCTTTAAATTTTGCAAATTTTTCAGCTAGCGTTATTTCTTTTTCTTTAGACATGTTTAAGACTTAATAAATTATAATTAATCAGTTACTTCGGCGGTAATCCTACATCTGCAGTTGACTATGTTCTCAGCGCTAGCTCCCTTAGAGCCATCGCACGGGAAATCTAGTTGCTCACCACCAACTGTAAAGCTATCACCAATTGGCACAACTTGCCCATCTGCATTAGCATGTGCGCTTCTAGTATCTTTATCATGTAGTGAACGCCATTTTTTACCAACTATAAAAGGGTTGTCTTTATATGTATCTTCAAAGCCTAGGTTCCTAGCGTAAGTTGATTCTGTTCTAGCAATGGTTACCGCTCTAGCATAACTGATCCCTTCGTTTTTGTTAACCTTATATACATTTGTAAGCAGGTTATCTACCTCGACGCCTGTCGGGTCAGTTGGCGATATCAGCCCTCTTAGTGCCTTAAGTGCGTTACTCGACTGTGTAGCGTCAATAGTACCATTGGTGCGTAACTCATTAATGTTATCCAATATCTGCTTATATCTATTGCCTGTAGCAAATATAAATTCGCCAGCATCAAACTGCATGTCTGGTATGTAAACACCCAGGCTCTTAAGTAGTTCCATATTTTTAGATCCATCAACATAGCCGTTAAAAACATCTTGTATATCCGCTATAAGTTCGCTTTTATCAAAGCCCTTCTTGATACCTTCGGCTAATATAGTCCTTAGCTTTTTTGCTGTTACTTCTGTAAGCTCACCCGCAAAATAATTAATATGTTCGGCTAAAGTATCAGCAGCTGTGCCACTCAATGATTTATGCCTATGCTCAAGTGCCTTATTAGACTTTTTAGCAAATAACTTTTGCTTGATTTCTACGTTCGCTACATCATTTGAATTGCCGATAACACCGCCATATGTTTCCTTAAAGGTACTAATAGTATTTTGTTTTTGTATTTCTATATCAAATATTTTGCGCACGCTTGGCTTGTCGGTGGAGTTTAAATATTTAACAGTTTCTGAGAATTGCTCTCTAAATAGAACTTCTGCACTTTGGTGCATTAAACCTTCTTGGCTTTCTATTAGTCTTATGTTCTTTTCAAAGAATTCTGCATCTTCTTGTTTTTCAATTAGCGTGTTTAAAGCCTCAGAGAATTTGGCCGATTTGGTTTTAAGTTCTTTAATTTCCTGATCGGCCGCTTCTATACGTTCATTTTGAACTGCGTTATTGATATATTCATCACCCGCCGCACCCTCTATAGGTTCCATGCCTACATACTCAAGCACTTGGTTTCTAGTAAGCACGCCAATTTCCGCAAGCTCTTTGGCCTGGGATACAAGCTCTGTTTTATCTTGATCAACAACCGGGTAAAACCCAAAGTGCACATCGCCCTCCTTAGCTCTAGATGACCCGTATTTAGGTATTACTTGTTCGTTAAGCGCAGATTTTTCTTGCTGCATAAGCGGCTCTAGTGTATCTGATTGGAATAATCTTGCGGCTTCTTTACTATTTGAATTAGTAGCGCTTGGGAAAAATAAAGCTTCTGGAATACCAAAGCCGGCTAAGATGTCTTGTCTAAGCATTTTCATGCCAGCTACGTAGTCTAAATCTTTTTGGTTGGGGGCCAAATCTACAACATCAAGCTTACTTGATAATACACCTGTTCTGCCCGCGTTTCTAGGACCATTGTATTTATTTAATAGGCGCTCTTCTAGCTCTATTCTGTTTTTATCTGAAATGCCCTCAAAAATTAAAAACTTATCTACGTTGGAGCTATTACCTAGCTTATTCATGTTATATTGAGCTCCAGCAGCGTAGGCGTTTGTCCAGAAGTTTAATTCTTTAAATATACTTTGACCTTGGAACCAGTTCTTAGGATCGGTACGTCTGAAGTAAATAACATCGGCTGGATCTAGTTGTACTGTTTTCCCCCTTGCGTCTGTATATTGGTAGTAACTGGGCAGCCCATTGCTATCAGTTTTAATTTGCATCTTAGTTGGGTCTAGTGGGTAGAAGGCTACTTTATAACCTGGTCCTGGTTTTCTATCTATAAACCAATAAGCAGCACCCGTTATAAATTTATGCACCTCTTTTAATTTCCTAGCTTCCCATAGCGTCATGTACGGATTGAACGCCTGCAAATCATCCCACAGCTCATTATCAACCAATATCTTCTCTTCATTATCCGCCAAAAAAATATCACTCGAAGCTAATTTGTTAGATATATAATCTATCGCCTTAGACGAATACAGAATATATTGATCGAAGTAATTATCTTCTTGTGCTATTAAGTTGGTGAATGGGTTATTTGGTGTGAACTGTGTAACAGCAAACCCTGGCTCTTTAGTGGCTGTAGTAAACGCCGGCTCACTGCCAGCAGTCCTGAAAAGTCTATCGATAAGTCCCATATGTGGCGTTGTATTGATGTAATTAAGAAGTCTAGCATTTGTTTATTATACACATAATTACAACTTTTGGAACTTGCCCATTATAACCACGTTAGTTTGACCTCAGCTTGCTGTAGATATTTAGATGATACGTACCTACAAGCGTCCATTAAATGGTTAAAATCATCTATCGGCTCGTTTGTGGGCTGTTTAAATTTATCTAGACGATAAATATAATTGATAAGTTCTGTGGCCATGTTTTCGTCACCTTCCACATAGTGCACTTTCTTAGAGTTAAGAAGATCTATCCCAGCCCTAACTGAATCAGCTCCCTTGTTCGCGCCTTCAACATCCAAGCCCAAACGGATCAACTCTTCAATTGACTTAGGTTCTGCCGAGTCCGCGATAATTCTATTTTCAATGTCTAGGGTTTGGATTTCCTTGGCAATATCTGGATTGGTCAGACCTGGTTTATATAAGTACTCTTTGAAATAAACATTATCATTGTGATACTTCATGCCGACCAAGGCTGTAGGGTGGTTACTAAACCCAAAGTCTAAGCCAAAGTATTCGTTATAGTCTAAGGCCTCATACTCTGAGCGGCTGATAGCCTTCCAGTCTTTAAATACACGGCCTTTCTTACCTTCCGATACAAGCCCCTTAATCATGGTGTAATAATACTCTGGATTTTTATCTTTGAAGGATTCAAACGTGTTAATTGAGGATTCAGTCAGGTTCGCTATATTATTCTCATAAGTAGCATATATGTATTCTGTATCACTTAGTTGCTTTGGCTGCGCGTGGAAGTAACCCTCGTGTTCTGATTCTATTAGATTGAACCAGCGTTTGATAATCCAGTGTTTAGCTTCTGGCATATTAAACATGAGTATGATTATATTATTACCCAGCTTTGTTCTAATTGAAGCGTCCAAATTATCGAAATCCTCTTCTAGCACTTCGTCTGCCTCCTCTATAATTATACAGTTATAACCAGCTAATGATTTAAGCTTGGCAATATTTTGAGATGTGGATTTTTTAAAGCCTTTACCGTCTACAACGTTACCTTGATATTCATAATGCATCGCCTGGTCGCTTGTTACTTCTGGCAAGTCTGTGAGGTCTAACTTATCTTTGAATTCCTGCCATATAGAAGATCTAACATCACCTAGGATATAGCGCATTAATGCAACTCTGGAATATGGGGAATGCTTAGTATCTAAAAGTACCTTTTGAGCCGCTGCGTAAGATCTGCCACCACCACGACCACCATATAAAAGTACATAACGTTTGTCTGTAAAAAATAGGGGCTTATATGGTTTAAGAACTTTCAGTTCCATCAACGAAAGTAACCTTAGAATCTGTTTTAATAATACCTGAATGCTGTGTTTCTTGCCTTAGTGCATAATTCTCTTTTCTACGTCTCTCTAACCACCACTTAGCACTGTCTTTATCCCCATCTTCTAGGGTGTCCATGATAACCTTTTTAGCTAGATTGCTCATGTGTTGCTGGGCTATTACCATCTCTTCAGCGAAATCATCGGATTCCTTTACCCACCTATAATAAGTGTCCGGATTAATTCTGGCATAGGTGCAGGCCTCCATAACTGTGAAATCTCGCATCAACCCATACTTGAGATCCGAGATAACTTTGTCAGTGCAACCGTAGTTTTTCTTTTGAAGTTGTTTAATTGTAAGGGATTTTGCCTTGTCTGCCATAATTTAATCTACTTATACTCCTCTCCCCTACTCTCTTCTACTTACCCCCTAAAACCGGCCATTTTGGGCTTTTCAGTAGGGTAGGGTAGTGGTTAAATAAATGAACAAATATTTATATCAAATTAGTATTTTATTAACCTTCTCTTCTATCGCTTATATGTATTTTTTTTGTTAGTTCAGAGCGGCCAATTGTTAAGTTAGCTAACTTCAGAAGTTGAAAACTGCGATCTTGTCTAAGTTTTTATCTAAATTCTATAAGTCCTGTGCCTGAATGGTGACCAACGTTTGTAAGATCTGTTTTTTTAGATTCAACCTTATGCCAGAAATTTTTCATGCCTAAGTTATGATGTATATCATCCCACAGGGTAATACCGCTATAGTGTTTCTGTAGCAGTATATCATAGAAATCCTGTTCTTGAATTCCATCGTGGGGGTCAATGTCTATAAGTATTAGGTCGCTTTGTAAAATATCATCTAGGTGATCAAAGCAGTTACCTTGTACAAAAATAATGCTATCTTTTTCTACTATATTTTTACTTAGATCAATGTCGTAGGAAGTAACTTGCACATCCGGGTTGTAGCTAAGTGCTAGTGCTGAAAGGCCTTGCAGTGTGCCAAGGTCGGCTACTTTAGCTCCCGCCTTAAGCCTACTTGAAAAAAAGGAGTACAAAGTGTATGGCTCTAGCCCTGGTTGATCTACGAAATTAGACACGTGTGCTTTAATATGTGACTCTAGTGTTGTTATGTCTATTTGATCTAAATTAATGATTTCCATGATTGTGGTAATCCTTTTGTAATTTCTAAATTAAAGTTGGGTTTGGTGTAGGGTTTAATGTCCTGTATTTGTGCCCAGCGCCACATGGTATCTAAGCCATCTTTAAGCGGTGTGTTACCAAGCGTTGTTACATCATTGATTAATCTATGGTCTGGTATTGTGTGCTTAACCTCGTGTCGCTCTTCCACATATTCTACCTTCTCCAGATTAAGCAATCTAACTAGATCACTAATTGTGTAAGTGTCATCGCTTCCAATATTAAATGTTTTGTTTAACATATCTATGTTCGTTATCGATTCACAAATAGCAGGTACGATGTCTCCCACATAGGTAAATGATCTGGTTTGCATCCCATCGCCAAAGACTGTTACAGACTCTCCTAGTAACTTACGTCGCATAAAGATACCTACAACGTTTCTGAATGGGTCGTTTAAGTTTTGGCGCTCTCCATACACGTTGTGTGGCCTAAAGATTGTATAGTTAAGTCCGAACTGCTTGTTAGCCGCGAATAAATCCATTTCTGTAGCAAGCTTAGAGATACCGTAGGGGTCAATAGGCTTTTCAAAGCCCCAGCCCTCTATCATGCTTTCTTCTCCGTATACCGCAATAGAGCTTAGGAATGTGAAGTGCTTGACCTTGTATTTAATACTCGAGTTTATTAAGTTAATGCTACCAATTAAGTTGGTCTCGTAGTTGAATTTGCGAATAAACGGGCTAAGCCCTTCTGCTGCATATGCCGCGGCGTGAAATACATAATCAAAGTTATGCTCTGCAAATATACTATCAATGGCTACCGCATCTGTAATACTAGCCATGTGATTATCAACACCATGTACTATATTCGCTGTGCCGCCGCTTAAGTCGTCAATAGTTATAACGTCATGACCTAACACAGTTAGCTCCAGGGCTATGTGAGATCCTATGAAGCCGACACCACCAGTTACTAGTATCTTAGACATTGTTATATACAGTTAAGAAATTAATATATGTGCTGCTAGATAGGAACTCATTATATGCGTCTTGGTCGTGAGTAAATACATCCTCATTGTTGGCTATTTGGTATGTATTATCCATGCGCGATCTGTTAGACATGTAATGTAAATGCTCCCACAATACGTTGTCCATATACTTAATACTGTTAGTTTCGCGCCCAACATGAGTCCAGAAATTGTCTATAAACATATGCTTACAAACAGGTAGTGCAAAAAACCCTACCGCCCTTATAACATCCGCCCTTATAACCCAGTGATTAGCAATCGTGCCGTTATGTAGCTTATCTGCACAATGTATAATCTTTAAAGTTGGATCTGCCGCAAAAGCTTCGTCAATAAGTACATCAAACCCCGGTGTATGGATCACGACATCGTCACCTAAGAAAGCAAGATATTTGAAGTCGGCTTTTATCGCCCACTTAGCGCCAAAGTTTAGTTTTTCAACTAAGTTGTAGTTTTGAGGGCATTTAAGGTAACCGATATCTGGATACTCTTTAGCTTCTACACGGTCTAAGATAGGCATTAAAGACGAATAGTTTTTTGTAGACGTAGCTTTAAAACTATCATTTAATCGTTGCAGATTATCTGGTCTGCCCTTTGTGGGTGTTAGTATTATAAGCTTACTCATTAAAGGCAAATTTGACATAGGGTTCCACTTGAATAAATTGATACTGTGGCCTAAAAGGGCATTTAAAATCAAAATCATGACTAAACTCGTTTTCTACCATGCCTATCCAGTTAAAGTTGTCTGCATTATGACCCCAGCTGTTAACCTTCCTAAGTAGCATATCCTTAGTACCGGCCCATGAGTAGTGATGTCCTAGCGGTCTACCTTTGTATCCTTCCATGTAATTCCATCTATTAGAAAAACCTTCCCTTTCTCTCTCTGAATACCAGTTAATTAGCGGGCTAGTCGCTGTTTGCATAGATAAGAATACAGCCCCTTCCTCTACCTGCTTTGCTCTATAACAAGTATCTCTGTAATACCAAAAGTGCGCTAGCTTGTAATCTTCTGTAGGTTCTGCAATCTCTAACATCCAACTAGCGACCTTTTGACCTTCTAGTATTTCATCCGAATCTATAAAGAACACCCCATCTATATCTTTGTTCTGGATCGCGTCAAACCCCGCTTTACGTCCTTCATTATGATAATGTCTAGATGAATGCCCTGGGCTATACTTAAGCTTTATATGATTAACACCTTCAAGCTTTAACAATTCGGTATCTACTTGACCATCAAAAAAATGGTCATAACTTACAACGATAACCTCAGCTGCTACCTTTTTAGCTTCATCTATACACCGAGCAATAAATGGGTTGTGGTAACTAGAATATGATATTACTGCAGCAGCTTGCATCATTTTCATTTAGTTAAGAAATTAATATCTTGTGGCAAGTGTGGCGGCACAAATCCCCACATTTCCTTAAACTTTTCTAAGTTGCGCTGCATATATTCTGGGTACTGTGTTTTCGAATCAGTCCCATGCTTAACGGTGCCCTGAGTTACGTGGTGATAAGTGATATTAGCAAACTGCATAGGCTTAAACCTGAACTTTTTTAGGCGCTCTAACATGTCGTTGTCCTCAAAATAACAGGGAAGGTATTCCTCACTAAAACCACCCACTTTTTCAAAAGCATCTTTATGTATCGCAAAGAAACTAAAACTACCATCGCCGTGGTTTAGAAGCCGCGGTTCAACTGAAATAGGCTTATTTTCACCGAACCTGTGCGGTGTCGCACCAACTACACCAATTGATGGATCTTGCTCTAACGCGTGTTGGATAAATACTAAAGCTCCAGGTTCAGGCGCTACTATATCTAAATTAGAAACAAAAGCTATATTTTGAGTTTTAAATATTTCCCTAATCCCTATATTCCAAGCTCTACCAAGGCAGTTGATATCATTCTCGATATAGTTAATACCTTCTGGGTACTGTGCACCCTCCAATCTTTTATTGACAACGGCTGTTATCTCCGACCCTTCTGGAAAACTTTTAAGGGTGTTAACCATCATATTAAAATGAGCTTCTGTTTCGTGATAAATTACAACTAAGAAGTTCATGATAAACGCTCCCAATCAATTATAGGTGCTAGAAAAGCTGTCTCCCCATGCGTAGCAAACCCAGGAATAGGGGTTGCAAGTCTTCTGCCCATTTTGCCGGTTAAATAGCTAAATATTAGGTGGTCTGGAGGGTTACCTGTAGTAACTGCTTGAGTGAAAACATCTTCGTCAAATACTAGAGTGGATGCCTTCGCAGCGAATGTCATTGTAGTAGATGGCACAAATTGCCAGTGAGAGCTTTCAGTCACAAATAACCTTGTTGGGTTACCTCCGTATTTATCTGGATGGTCATACAAACTTACATAATCAACCCTATTTAAACCCTCTTTAATAATGCTTATAAAACCCGGCCTGTGTAAGTAGTCATCTTCTACAAAATAAACAATGTCGTCAGCTGCAAGATCTAGTGCATAATTATAAACCTCTAAGAACGTTTCTGAATTACCGTGTGCTTTAGTCTCTATGTATTCCACAGGTAGTTCACATATCCATTCAGCTGTTCCAGCCTTTAAGTTATCGCCAAAAACAACTATACGTGCCTCTCCGTTAGTGTGCTTAACTAAATTTTCCAAGCACGATTTGTTGTTAATCCATGCTGGTTTAATCTTATTTTTATTCTTAGCACCCTTTTCAGCAATTCTATACAGAATAGTTACACTAGAATCTCTCGCCATTGGTTAGCTATAACATCTAGGTTTAAATTATCCTTAACCCACTTAGCACCTAAGTTAGCTTTTTCTTGTGCCTCATCGTAGTTTTCTCTGACATATGTGATCTTTTCCTTAACTGCATCTGTATTGACTAAAGGCCACATACAGGTATTTCCGTTGTGGTGGAATGCCATTTCAGCTGTGGGAATTAAATACCCAAAGTCTTGAACTAGCTCAGTAAAACTTGTGTTGTGCGGCGCTATGATTGGCGTTTTGGTAAGCATCGCTTCAACTGTTGTAAAACCAAAACCCTCTCCAGTAGATACTGTTAAGAACAAATCCATAGACCTGTATATTTTATTTAAATCATCAGGTGATACACCGTCAGTTTCTGGTACTGACTCTGGCAAAAAGAATAATGACTGAGGTCTAATCTGACTTTCTTTTGCAACGTTATATAAATTCAACCCCTCGTATGTTGTAGACCCACCATGGATATAACCCTTAACACCTTCATTATCTCTAAAATATTCTGACAATATTCTTACAAGTCTAGGAGTGTCTTTCCTAGCAAAAGATCTGTTCACACTACCGATCAAAAAGTCTGTTTTATCTACGCCCTTGAATGTTTTACTCCTAAAGTTTTCGATATGTTTCTTCTTTATTTCTGGGAACTCTGAGGCGTCGATTGGATGATATATCTGCTTGATTGGAAGCCTTGGGTTTTGCTCTTTAATTTTACCCTGGCCGAATTTAGTGATACAAACGTTAACGTCTGGGTACCTAAAACTAGAAGCCTCGCCCATCTTATAATCTTCTCTGTCTATCGGAAAGTAATTAATCCATTTGAAGTTACCGCTAAATTGTGCTTGCTTTAAACCTTCTAATATTGAATCAACAACCTTGTCATAGTCCATAGAGGTTATTACATAATCAGGCTTTAATTGATCTATTACTGAAGGTACTATTTCTAGTCCTAGCTGATCTTTTGTATATGTCTTAGGGGATAAAATCTGAAACTTAGCTTCAAAATCATCTGGTGAGAATATTGGAGTATGTACACCGTTTCTGACATGAAACTCTGGATGGTGGGCGCCCCAGACTGTCCATTCAAATTCTGGTAACATCTTTAAAAAATACTTACTCATTCTCCCGAGGCCAGTTGTAGCGTATGGGGAATCAGAAACTAGCAATATCTTTTTCATTAATTTTTGAAGTTAATTAAATTGTGACCTAGTATATCAAAAGCCGCGTCAAAATATAAGTACCAATGCGAATATTATAAGTATAGTAACACTTATCCAAGCCCCAAAGCACCCGAAACTAACTACACCATTCATGGCTTTTTGCCTGCCACTTATCGAAGCTATTACTTCCAGCATATAAATTTCGCTTGGTCTCATATCATGAACTAGTTTTTGATCGAGGCCCATTTTTTGAATGTCTTTCTTTAAAGCATTTTTAAGTACATCGACCAGTTCATTTTTATCATTCATTTCTCGTCGTTTACAATAAACATTAAAGCTGCGATCGACCCCGGGATCCATCCACATAAGGTTAACAAGCCAACTAAGAACATAGCCTCACAACCTTTGTTAGCTACTGCGAAGGGTGGGAATATAACGACCCAAAATAATTGTGAACATGTCATGATTTATTTGTTTAAAATATATTTAAAGTCTTTCCCAACCTTAGCCCGATATTGGTAGGGGTAAGGCATCAACATGAGGTTGTATACCCATTTGGCTATCAACGGCAGTTGTTGGTACATTCTAGCTCGATTTTTGGGGGTGTCTATGTATCTGTTCATGATAGGTTTGCAGTGTTCATCTTCTGAACCTCTAAATAAGGATCTTCTGTGTGCAAAATTCCAGTCTCTCCACTAGGTGGTGTGTAACTACCAGCGTCAGCAAGTAGCCCATCCTCGTAAATTGCATAAACATATCTACGCTTCCCAGTTTTTCGCATCTCAACGATGTATTCTGGATACGCTCTACAGGCATAACCGTCATTTAGCATACCTTCCATGGTTGTCATGTTGGATAATCTAACTTTAGTGAGTATTTCTATGTGCATAACTTGTTGTGTAATAATTAACTACACTAGTGTACTATGTTGGTTTAGCGGTGTCAAGTGTTTGTGAAGAATTTTCGCCTTGTATCGTCTATAAGCAATTCAGTAAAGACTTTGGACACCATAGACCAATATTTAAGTGCTTCTGTATTATTTAAGATAAGCGCAAAATCTGCCATCCTGCCAACATAGTCGTTGAACAGTTCTAATTCGCTTAAGCTTGCCTCCCCATTGTACAATTTATTTAAAATTGTCTCTTCGTATGATCCAGATTTCACTGTTCTCTAAGTTGATAACCAGGTAAAATATCAAAGCTAATGCCGCCAAGCTCACCGTCGCGCGCCTTTGTTATTAGCGCAGTCAAAATTGGTTCCAGCGTTCCGTCTTCGTTTTTTTTACGCTGAATCCATATGGCGTTATGAGCCGCGTTGTTTAATTCTTTTGCAAAGTCATAGGGGGTTTGGTTTGTAGTATACGCGTCTGCATCTAAAACACCGTTCTTAACCTGAGAAGCCACGACCATCGGTATCCCGCTAGACATGGCAAATTCTTTCAGCTTGGCGCCAATAAGTGGCATAGTGTCTTTCTTTGAATACTCATCACCAACTGACAGTTCCTGCACATAGTCGATCATGATTAGATCTGGTTTCTTTTTAGACGTGAGCTCCACGATTTGCTCAAGAGAAGACACAGAACATACAGCTAGACGGTTTGTGAGGCTCAGATACTCCATAAAGCCATCTGAAACTTGTTGCTTATACCTTGTCGGGTTATTCTCAAATTGTAGCTTGTAGACCCCTCCTAGCATCATCCCGTGGCGTATAGCATATGACTTGACTGTCAACTCTGTAGAAAAAATAATTACACGAGCACCGTTTTGCACATAGTTGTTAGCCAAATTCTGCAGAAAAAACGTTTTACCAACACCGCTTTTGCCACCAATTAGCCATATATGACTTGGCTCAATCTTGCCTATAGTTTTGTCTAGCAAATTAAAGCCGCTACTGATTCCAGGAGATGTGCCAGTTAGCACCTGCTCTTGGTATTGTTTTAAATCTGCGGCGAGCTTGTCTGTGTATGCCATTTAATTAAGTTTCCTAAAAGCAGGCGCTTTTTGCGGCGCAAAGTCGTCCTCCCACCTTCCGTCTGCTAACCAAGTAGCGGGGTGGGGGATAAATCTCAACTCAGTCTTGTCTCGACTCCACGAGCTGTTTGCACGTGACAAACCGTCGAGAATAGAAGTAGCAGGAATCTTTTGCTTCCTTATAAGGGAAGTAAACAACTTACGTGACTTCTCTTTTCCTATCTTACGTGGATACTGTTCCCAAAATTTTTGAAAATGGTCATTAGTAACTTTATTAGTATTATCTATATTAGTATGGTCTACCGGCATAGATAGGGGGGTATCTACCGGCATAGATAGGCCTATCGATGAGCGTAGATAGGTCTGTCTACCGTCATAGATAGGTTCGAACGTTTCTATTGACTTGCGACCTTTGATTGGCTGGCCTTCCTCGTAGTGTCTTTTAATCAAACCTCGACCTTCCAGCTTATTAAGTACAGATTGCACTCCTGATTCAGTGAGCCCAACACTGCGGGCTATAAAATCATTGCTACCGTAAAATGATTTAGCGTTAGTATTAAATGTGTGCAGTAAAGAGTATATGAGTTTTTCATTAGGCGTTAGAATTCTACTTTCCATGACCCACGTAGGCATCACACTGAATCTAGATGAGTCACTTGCGGTTTCTTTACCTTCAATAGTTGTTATTCTGAGGCTGTCCTGGTACTCCTGGATAATGGTAATGTTCATAAACTTAAGATAATAGGTAATACGCCCTAAGCGAGAAGGGCGCGCCGACAAAGGAGTTCCCTCCCCGCTTAGGATTTACTATTTTTAAGTGAAAATTTTGTGTCGACGCATTTCATTACATCCAATATACATGTTTCTAATATCGCAGTCAAACACCACTAGACGGGGGCGGTTTCCCGCCCCTATAGTTAATTATCCACAAACAAATTTAAGCTTTGACACATAAGAATGTTGAAGACGTCTAGGTACTACATACAATGTCGTACAGGAATATTTTACAGGAAGTTTACAGAATTTTATACTTGACAATGTTTTAGTGGTGTACTACACTAATGTAGTTAATTATTACATACACAACAAATGCAAAGCTTAATTAAAGTTTCCGAGATCGATGGGATCACAAAAGTTATAGCTCCGGTAGAAAACTTCTGCGAGCTGGCTCAGTATATGACTCTTAAATTTGGTTGTAACTGGAATAATTTATTCTGGCAAGATGAAGAGTTAGAAGAAGAAGAGGGTATAATGTGCTTTGAATCAAAGCTTACTGCACTATCTAGTAAACTTGAATTATTAAACTACTAAAAATGGCCAAAACAGAACAAACAATCTTAGAAAAATTATCTGCACCAATGCCGTTTCAATGGCGTGTACAGAGCGCAAAAGAATACGGCGCCACCTGTGTAGCTTACATCGATTCTAGACAGGTTACAGATCGATTAAATGAGGTGCTTGGTTTAGCTTGGGAGAGTGATTTTAAAGAAGTATCTGGAACGGTCTACGGAGGTATTGGAGTCGAAGTTGAAGGTCGTATGGTCTGGAAGTGGGACGCTGGATCTGAATCTGAAGTTGAAGCTGAAAAAGGGCAAGCTAGCGACGCTTTCAAACGCGCCGCAGTTAAGTGGGGAGTTGGTAGATTCTTATATGAGCAGCCAATAGTTAAACTAAAGACTAAGAAGCACACGAATGGCAAATAC